TATGTACCTGCTGTCAGGTTCACAATACAAAACGAAAGGCAATCTAATGGAAACACTAAAGCAAGTATCGCTGACCTGGTTCCGTGCTGCAGCCTCTGCTGCTATCGCACTTTACCTTGCTGGTGAAACCGATGTGAAAACATTGGGAGCAGCAGCTCTCGCAGGATTCCTCGGTCCAGTTCTCAAGTGGCTAGATCCATCCGCCACAGAGTTTGGTCGTGGAAAGAAGTAGTTTGTAGATAGCGCGAGGCAAAGGCCCCTGTCCCTTACGGGATGGGGGCTTCTTTTTTTATGTCCAAAATCGGACGGATACTATCGATAGGTACCTGATGGTTATGCACCTGGCTGTCTATAGGACCCATCCATTGTGGCTCAAAGTCTTTGATGTCAGAGATGTAGTTCCAACCATAGATGATTACCTCAAAGGCTGTCAGAGGGTCCACAGAGGTCCATAGAATGGCATCTGCTTTGGCCTCTAGCCTAGGCAGTTGCTTGCTAGATACTGCTCTGCCCCAGACTTTCCAGTACTTGGTGTTCCAAGTCTTGACATCCCACCTAGTTCCATCTGTTGTGATATCACAGAGACTATCTTGAGAGGCATCAAGATAATGAGGGTCGCATTCAAAGCCTAAGTCTTGGAAGAATTTATGAGCACCTATTTCGCCATATCTACCAATGGTGTGAGAACTCTTTAGGTTGCGATAAAAACCAGTTTTGTTTTTGTATCTTTCGTGAGTCTTTGCTGACAGTTCTTCGGCTAATAGTCGATCTTGTTCTGTCAGAGGGATATTCACTGTGCCTCTGGATTATCTAAAGGACAAGGAGCTTTTAGCAGGTTACCACAGTTGGTACATTCCACATCCAAAGCATACCAAACTATCTCATAGTTCTCGAATTGGACATAGGTTGTAAAGACTGTACAGCCACAGACACAGGAGTGTGTCGGTCCTATGGACCGTAAATCAGAGGCTTGGATTGGTGGTAGACTCTGCTTGTTTTTCCGCAGGGTTGGTAGACGGAGACGCACTGTCTGCCCTCACTTCCCTCGGCCCGTGAGGGCCGCTTCTGCAATTCGCCTTACGGCTCATATTGTAACGAACTGGTAGTGTGTCGCAGGAGCGACACGCCGTAGGAAGGTGTAATCTCCGCTATATGACAACCCTGGTAGCCATTGAATTAGAGGACCTTGCGGTCCTAGCTGCAGACTCACAGATTACGGAAGATAACTTGAGGACTGTTAGTAGTTCCACCCCGAAAATAATTCACGTTGGTAAGTATCTCCTTGGCCTGGTAGGTGATGCCAGACCTGGTGACATCCTGGCCTATAACTGGACTCCGCCTGTTTACAAAGGCGCAGATCCAATACAGTGGATGGGTAAGAAGGTTATGCCATCCATACTCACGGCGTTCAAAGAGAATGGATATGACCCTTATGAAGCGACGAAAGACAAAGACACGGGGTTCGACTACATTGTCGCGTTTGATGGGAATGTATTCCATATCGCGACGGACCTATCATTTATCAAATCTGATAACAAGATTTATGGAATCGGCAGTGGTGGCGCTTATGCTCTTGGTTATCTTTATGATCGTATGGGTCGTCTCTCTGTTGGTAATGTAGAGCAACACGCCCGACGTGCTGTTGAGATAGCTTCGATGCTTGACATCAATACCTGTCCTCCGATTCAATTAGTCCTTCAGAGGAGGGAGTACTAATGAGAAAAGATTGGAAAGTGTGGAGCATCTACATCAATGCTCACCACTTACACAACTGGTCAATAGGCCTTGATTATTACCAAGAGTTTGCATATATTCCGACAGAGGTAATGGCTAGAGTTTTTCAAATCAATCTGTTATTCTTCAACATTACAATTACTCGATGGGAAAATCGCGGATGGATATAAAAGAATTACTTGTGAAGTCTCTTCACGAGAAAGAGAATAAGCGTGGACGATCCACGCAGGTACAGATAGGACCATCAGAGCTTGGTGGCTGTCGACGTAAGGTTTGGTACAGGCTGAACAATCAACCTGAGACCAATGACAACGAGGTAAAACTCGCAGCGATTATGGGTACTGCTATCCACGCTGCAATAGAGAACGCACTTGCAGACAATCAAGAGGTTCTTCTGGAGAAGACTGTCGAGTATGGCGGTATGAAGGCCCACGTTGATTGCTTCATTCCTGGGACAGGGGATGTCGTTGACTGGAAGACTGTGAAGATGAAGAACCTTTCATACTTCCCAAGCGAACAGCAACGCTGGCAAGTACAGGTCTATGGTTATCTAATTTCAAAGTCTGGCTTGGGGAAGGTCCAGACAGTGAACCTTGTAGCCATACCTCGTGATGGGGATGAGCGTGACATCCTAGTTCACTCTGAACCCTATAACGAAGCCATCGCACTAGAGGCCCTGAATTGGTTAGAAGCGATTCGGACCTCGCAAGAAGCTCCTGCGCCTGAAAAGCACGAGAGTTATTGTAAGAGCTACTGCAAATTCTATGATGCCTCTGGTGAGATGGGATGCGTTGGTCTAAAAAAAGAACTTATCAAACCTGATGTAATTATTGATGGTGCTGAGTCAATGACTGCACTTCACTATGCACAGGTTGATGAAGAAATCAAAGCTCTAGAAGCAAAGAAGGAATCGTTGCGCGAGCAACTCTTCGGAGTAACTGGAGTTACCTCAACAGGCTATGAAATCAAGTGGTCTGTTACCCAAAGTAATACGGTAGATAAAGATGCAGTGCACGCAGCACTGGGTTATGTACCGACAAAGCAAGGCAAGGAAAGCACAAGGCTTTCCATCAAGAAACTCGGAGGAAAATAATGGCTGCACCAGACAACACAAAGTTCCAAGTCAACTACAAGTTGGCAGATGGAACGCTAGTAAATCTTTACGCAACAGATATCAAAGACCTAGAGACAGGACTAACTGATCTATCAATGGTGGCTGCGTTGATTACATCAACTGCTGACCAGTTTCACGGCTCTCGACCTGCTGCGCCCGTTTACAATTCTGCACCAGCAGCGGTAGCTGCACCTGCAGCAGCACCAGCAGGCAACGTATGTAAGCACGGACCAATGACTTACAAAGAAGGAGTCAACGCACAAGGCAAAGCGTGGAAGGGCTATATGTGCAACGCCCCTCGCGGTGCTGCCGATAAGTGCCAAACTATCTGGGTTCGATGAACCGATGCGTGAGCCACGTGAGTACGAGGCTCCGCTATGTGCACAAACAGGAAACGGTGATGCCTGGTTCCCTGAACACGGAAAGGGCACCGACGGAGATGTTGTCTACGCTAGAAGTATATGTAACAACTGTATCCATAAAACTGAGTGTGCAGAATGGGGTATCAAGTTTGAACGATTTGGTATCTGGGGAGGCTTGTCTGCCTATGATAGAAAGCAGATAAGAAGAAAAAGAAACATAGTTCTACCGAGGGAGGAACGTAGTGCTTAGATTAGACCGCGCTTGGAAGTCTGTGCAATCAACTGCACAGCCACTTCCTACTGTGTGGAAAGATCTAGAAACTAAAGAGATAAAGTTTCGGCGAGGTCAAGTGTGTATGGTTGCCGCTGCACCTAACGCTGGCAAGTCTATGTTCTCTCTTGTGTATGCAATAAAGGCACAAGTGCCTACTTTGTTTTTCTCCGCAGATACCGATACTGCTACTGTGATGATGCGAGCATCAGCTCACCTTGCAGGTCATACGCAACAGACGGTAGAGAATCAAATCTCTATCAACCCTGAAGCCTATGATGAAGTACTGCAGAACATCTCACATATTCAATGGGTCTTTGATTCTTCTCCTAACCTCGATGATATCGAGGCTGAGGTCAAGGCTTACATTGAACTCTATGGCATAGCACCACAACTAATAGTCATAGATAACCTAATGAATGTGGTCGCTGAAACTGATAACGAGTGGTCAGGACTTAGGCAGATAATGCTTGAGCTTCACGATATGGCACGCAAGACAGATGCTTGTGTGATGGTATTGCACCACGTGTCAGAGCAAACTGAATACGGAAGCACAACTGAACCGCCTCACCGCAGAGCGATTCAAGGTAAGGTTAGTCAGTTGCCAGCATTGATTCTAACTCTAGGCTACAACCCGTTTGAGCATACGCTCAGGGTTGCTGCAGTAAAGAATCGATTTGGTAAACACTCCGTAGATGGCAAAGATTGGGCAGGTTTATTCGTAAACTTTGCCACTTGTCAGATAGGTGACAGCGATGCTTACGGCAGAATGATTTACAATTCCAATCTATCGAGGGTTATGTGAGTTCGTATAACAAGGCTAAGGGATCAAAGTTTGAGACAGATGTTATGAAATATCTACGCAAGCTGGGTCACTTTGCTGAGCGTCTGGCTAAGGCTGGAGCCAATGATGAAGGTGACATAGTTACCATAATCGCAGGTCAGACCTACATTCTGGAGTGCAAGAATCGCAAGTCAATCAATCTTCCGCAGTTCTGGGCAGAAGCTCAGACTGAGGCAGCCAACTATGCGAAGGCTAGAGGCTTACTCTTTTCTCCTCTGGCCTTCGTTATAGTAAAGAGACGTAACGCAGGAATTGAAAAGGCTTGGGTCATCCAAGACCTAGACCAATGGATAAAGGAGAAAGCAATGCCAGTACCACAAGGACA